TAACCGCTACAAGTTCAGCAGTTAATGAATTAACTTTAGCTAATGCAGCTACAGGCAATGGTCCAATTCTATCAGCAACAGGTGAAACTAATGTTGATATAAATTTAAACCCTAAAGGAACAGGTGTCCTTAAATCTGGTACGGCAGCAGTTAAAATTGCTGGTAAAGAATCTTTGTGGGTTCCAGCCGTTGCTATGTATCCTAACACTACAAGTGGTTGTGCAGATTTAGCACAAACAGAATTAGGAAATGGTCCTGAACTTAAAACATTAGATTTTGATAAAGACTCAGATGAGTTTGCACAGTTCGCTGTTGCTTTTCCAAAATCTTGGAATGAAGGTACCGTATCTTTTCAAGCATTTTTTACAGCAAACACAACAAATACAGGAACTACAGCATGGTTTTTGCAAGGTGTTGCATTAGCCGATAACGGAGATTTAAATACAGCTTTTGGTACAGCTGTAGGACCAACAGCAAAAGCAATGAGTGGTACAGCAAACGATTTAGCAGTAACAGCAGAAAGTGGAGCAGTGACAATAGCGGGTTCACCTAGTACAGATGAGTATGTTTTCTTTCAAATCTTTAGAGATGTGTCTGCGGATGATTTAACAGCCGATGCAAAACTTTTAGGGATTAAATTCTTCTTTACTACTGACGCTGCTAACGACGCATAAGGAGAATAGAATATGTTTGGATATCAAGTTCTTGGTTTTGGATCAGGTGGGATAGCCCCTACAATAGAATGTTTAGTTGTTGCAGGTGGTGGATCCGGTGGATCTGGAATCTCAGGTTGGAATAACGGAGGTGCTGGCGGTGCTGGCGGTTATAGAACTTTAGTTGCACCTTATCCTGCTGCAGGACAGACATTAACGGTTACTGTTGGTGGCGGAGGATCTGCGCCATCAGCTACAAGTGGACAAAAAAATAACGGTCAATCATCTGAAATTTCAGGAGCAGGTTTAACTACAATTACTTCAGCTGGAGGAGGCGCAGGATTTAGTTTTAGTTCTGTAGGACAATCTCCAGGCGATGGAAACAATGGAGGATCTGGTGGAGGATCAGTAGCACATGCTGGAACAAGCGGTACCCCAGGATCTGGAAACACACCTAGCACAACACCTTCTCAAGGTAATGACGGAGAACCAACATCTGGCGGACAAGGTTCAAGAGGACGAGCTGGAGGAGGCGCGGCCGAAGATGGTGGTACAGACGCAGGAGGTGCAGGAGGAGACGGAGTTGAAAATCTTATTACAGGGTCATCTGTTTTTTATGCTGGTGGTGGCGGAGCTAACAACCAGGCAGGAGGACAAGGTGGTGGAGGTTTTGGATTCACATATGCACAAGCTCAAACAGGTCAATCTGGACAAGCTAACACTGGCGGTGGTGGTGGATCATCTGGAGGAGGAGTTCATTCACCTCAATCAGCACAAAACCAACCAGGAACTGCAGGTGGATCAGGTGTAGTAATATTAAAAATACCTGCATCTAAATACACAGGTCAAACATCAGGATCACCAACTGTAACTGACTCTGGTGCTTTTAAAGTTTTAAAATATACAGGTTCAGGGAACTTAACAACGTAATGGCACATTTTGCAAAAATAGATGAAAATAATATTGTTAGAAGAGTTGTTGTAGTTAACAATGAAACTGCTAACAATGATGCAGATGGTCAAGTTTTTTTAAGAACATTGTATAATGAACCAGATGCTATCTGGAAAAAAACATCTTACAATACATTAGAAAATGTACACCGTCTTGGTGAAACACCCTATCGAATAAATTTTGCTGCTATAGGTGATACCTATGATTCTAGTTTAGATGGTTTTATAAAATCAAAACCAAATGATAAACCTTCTTGGGTATTAAATACAACTACAGGTACTTATGAACCACCCACACCAATGCCAGAACAACAAGAAAATGGAGACGGTTGGTTATGGGACGAGTCTACTATTTCTTGGGTAAGCGACCCTAAAACAGTGATATAAGTCTAGACATTTTAAAAAAAAAATATATAAACGTTTTGCATGAAAGAATTATTTTTTTTATCTGGGTTGTTTAGATCTGGAAATACTTTATTAAGATCTATTTTAAATCAAAACCCTAATCTTTATTTAAGTTCAAATAGTTTAACCCCTGAAATAATGTATAGATTACATTTAATAAAAGATAGTTTTGTTGAAGAATCTGAAAACCATAAATTTCTTGAAAATGTTATTAAAAACACTTTTAATAATTATTACAAAGATGTAAAAAAAGATTACATTATAGATCAAGGTAGATGGGGAACTCCTGGGAATTTTTTTCTTTTAAAAAAATATAAATTCTTACCAAAAAAATTTATATATTTAATAAGACCTTTGGAAGAAATATTAGGTTCTTGGATTACATTAGAAAAACCATTAGATGTTTACTCTTACTGTGATACTTTATTTTTAGAAAATGGAAGAATAGGCCAAGCAGTTCTGGCTTTAAATTATTTAACTAAAAATTATAAGAAAAATTTACATATAATTAAATATAAAAATCTTTGCAAAAACCCTAAAAAAACAATTAAAGATTTGTACGGTTTTTTAAATGTTCCACATTTTGATCACAGGTTTAAAAATTTAGATCAAGTAAACACTTCTCTTCTACAAACAACTATTAGAACAAATATAATTAAACAAAAAAAATATAATTATAAAAAAATTGTTCCAAGAGAAATTTTAGAAAAATATAAAGATATAAATGAAATGTTTAAAAAATACGGGACTTGATAAAGTAACTGATTTACTAATACAAAATAATATAGTTGGTTTTTTTCAAGGGAGGTCTGAAGCTGGTCCACGAGCTTTAGGTAACAGATCTTTGTTAATGTCTCCTATCAAAAAAGAAAACAAAAATATTATGAATAAATTTAAGGGAAGAGAGATATTTAGACCATTAGCGGCTAGTGTCCTACAATCAGAAGCTAGTAAATGGTTTGATATGTTAGGTATGAAAGAGTCTCCACACATGACATTTTCTTTTGAGTGTATTGCAGACAAGACAAAAATACCTTCTGTTGTTCACGTAGATGGTAGCTGTAGAATACAAACTGTTAACAAAGATAATAAATACTTTTATTATATAATAAAAGATTTTTTTAAAAAAACAAATATACCCATGCTTTTAAATACTTCTTTTAATATTGCAGGAGATCCTATGGTAGAGTCACCTAAAGATGCGATAAATACTTTAAACAAAAGTAAACTAAAATATATTTATTTCCCTGAAATAAAAACACTTTTAACAAAATGAAAACCTCAGTATACCCTCTATTTTCAAAAGTTATTTATTTAACAAAATTAAATGTTGATACTAAAAAAATTATTAATTTGCTAGATTATAACTTTTCTAAAGCTGCAATTGTAAATTATAAAAATGTGTCACAGACATCTGATTGTAAAACTGTTTTAAAAGATAAAAAATTAAAATATTTAAAAAATATTTTAATGAAAGAATTTTATTCTTATAGTAAAAATATATTGCACTATACAAACAATTTTAAAATAACTACTTCTTGGTTTACTAAAGCTACTAAAAATCAAGGGTGTAATTATCATAACCATTCTAATTCTATGATAAGTGGTGTCTTATATTTAAACTGTGGTAAAGAATCAGCTATAAGTTTTGAGAATTTTAGAAACGATAGAATGTTTAATTTAACCCCTAAAAAGTATGACGTCTACAATAGTGACGAATATAAATTTAAAACAAGTGATGGTATGTTAATCTTCTTTCCAAGTGAAACTTACCATAGAATAGTAAATAATAAATCCAATAAAATTAGATACTCTCTTGCTTTTAATTTAATACCTGTTGGACCAATAGGAGATAAAACAAACGACGGTTTTGTAAACATAGATACTAAATGATAACAGCTTGTATTAGTTTAGCTTACCATGATTCTTCATTATGTATTTTAGAAGATGAAAAAATAAAATTATTTATACAAGAAGAAAGGATAACCAGAGTTAAACGTTCTTCAATATTAACCAATAAATATTTACACTATTTAAAAAAACAAAAAATTGATCAATTAATTTTAATTAATTTTTTTGATCAAGAAGTAGTTGATAATTTTATTGCAAAACTAAACAAGAAAAAAATTAAAATAAATAAAATTATAGTAGATCATGTTAATCACCATTTGTTTCATGCTGCATCAGCGTTTTATTTATCAGGTTTTAAAAAAGCAATAGCGTTAGTAATTGATGGCTGGGGTGCATTGCTTGAAAATAATTTTTATGAAACAACTTCTATTTTTCAAACTAGCTATAATAATAAATTTATAAACATATTTAAAAATTTAACATATGACCCCAATAGACATACTAGTTATGATACTCATCAAGTTAAAGGCTATGATCTTAGAATAACTCATAGACTAGATGTTGGAGTTATGTATGGCACAGTCTCTAAGTATTTAGGGTTTGATAGACTGGACGGAGGTAAGACCATGGGTTTATCAGGATATGGTAAACCATCAAAAAATATCCCAGACATATTATATAAAGACGAAGCAAACATGAATTTGTTTAAAAACGATAGAACGTTAGATGTAATTAATTTAAATAAAAAAGATTTAGCATACGCTATGCAAAAAGCTTTAGAAAAAATATTTATTAAAAATATTGAATATATAAAAAGTAAAACAAATATTAAAAATATTGTTTTCTCAGGAGGATGTGCTTTGAATGTTTTAGGAAATAGTAAAATTTTAAAATGCCATAAAGATATAAATTTATTTATAGATCCTGTACCAACTGATTCTGGTCAATCTATTGGAGGAGCTTACTACTATTATTATAAAAATGCTTTTAAACCTAGACAAGCAAAATTAAATAATATATTTCTAGGTCCAGAATACAATATAGAAAAAGAAATAAATAATGTTTTATAAAGAAAGTAAAAATTTTTTAAATCAAAAAGAAATTAATTTTATTAAAGATATTATCTTAGGAACTAACTTTCCTTGGTATTATAGTCAAGCAGCAACAACAAAAGAGTGTCCTGTTTATGGCCATACTTTAATACATAGATACGATATTAATAAAGAAAAACCCACGATAAATTCAGATGTATTTTTTTTATTTGAAAAAATTGTTTTAAGATTCTGTAAAAAACATAAAATTAAAATTAACGCTTTTACTAGGGCTGTAATAAACTCTATTTCTTTTAACAAAATGAAAAAAGGAGTTGCTCATGTCGATCATAATTTTAAACATAAGGTCATGATGATTTATTTAAATGATACAGATGGGGAGACAATTGTTTATGATAAAAAATTTGATAATAAAAATATATTAATATTATCTGATAAGTTTAATATTATAAAAAATATTAAACCAGAATTATACAAAATAGTATGTTGGGACGGTAGTTATTATCATGCAGCAACTTACCCGAAAAATAATAATAGAAGAGTGGCTTTTGTTGCTACGTTTATTTAAATGAAACAAGAAGTATTTATTTTAAAGAAAAAAATCTTAACTAAAAAACAATGTAATTTTTTAATTAATGAGTATAAAAATAAAAAACAAAATTCAATTACCGAATCTTGTTATAATGTAAACACTGCAAAAATGACAACCTCTACATTTAGAAAAATAGATCTAACCCCAGAAACTACAAGTTTTAATATTGTTCACAAAGCCATTGGTAAAATGATTAAATTATGGGTTAATAAAATTAAAAAAGAAAAAACTGCCGCTTGGAATATATTAAAAAATAGAGCTACTTTTTCACACCTATATAGATTAATGTGTTATGAAAAAGGAGGATGGATTCATCCACATATTGACTTTGAAGATTTTTCATATGCTAGCTGCACAATAAATTTAAATGAAAAATATAAGGGCGGACATTTTTATTTTTTTAACAAAAGAATTAAATTTAATTTAAAACAAGGTGAATCAATTATATTTCCCAACAACCCTTTTTGGATTCATGAAGTAAGTGAAATTACAGAAGGCAAAAGATATAGTGTAAATTGTTTTATAACTAGTTTACCATATGACGTACAGCTTTCAGTCAACAGTCAACTAGATGAAGAAAGAAAAAAACTTTTAACTGCAACAAATCCTTTTAAACATGAAATTAATTAAAGATAATTGGAAACCACAGATATGTAATTCAAATAAAGAGTTTCCTTATTTAATAGTAGATAATTGGTATAATAAAAAAGAGGAAAAACTTGTTTGGAAAGAATTAGATTTTTTTATATCCGTTGATAGAGAAAATTTGATAAGAGCAGAGAAATCAAAATCAACTGCTAGAGAAAATAATAAACCGTTGGCAAAAGCATATAGGATTTATCCAAATGAAATATTTCAATTAAATAATATTAGAAACAACTCATTTATTTACGGGTTTATGTACAAACAACAATCAAAAAAATTTCATGATTTGTTGTATAAAGCAATGCCTCATCATACAAAAAGTTTTCAACTTACAAATACGGACACTACAATATTATCTTATTATGAAGGTGGAGATTATTATCACGAGCATATAGATATGTTTAATTTTACATGTCTTATTTGGTTTCACAAAGAACCTAAAAAATATAAAGGTGGTGATCTATATATACCTGGTGCAAAAAAAACAATAGAAAGTAAACATAATAGACTTTTAATTTTTCCTTCTTATTATAGACACGGTGTTACCCAATTAAAAATGAATAACAAATTAAAAATAGGTTGGGGTAGATATACAATAACACATTTTTATTATAACAAATTTAATGACTAATATTAAATATACTATACATCCTGTTTTTCCAAAACCAATTTACAGGACTTTTCTTAAAAAGAAACTAACTAAAAAAGATATTCAATATGCTAATAACATAAGACTACGACACAAGAATACAGGCAATACCAACTCACGTAATTCATATATTTTAAATGAAAAACGTTTTAACAAATTAAAAGTAGAACTTGAAAGCATAGTAAAAAATTATATTGATAATGTAATATGTCCTAAATATAATATTAAACCATACATTACTCAATCATGGTTAAATTATACTAGTTCAAATGAGTATCATCATAAACATGCTCACTCTAATTCTATACTTTCTGGAGTTTTATATTTTACAGCTGACCCAACTTTTGACAGCATAATATTTAGTCATAATAAATACCAACCCATATTAATAGAAAAAAAATCTTATAACTTATATAACTCAGAGACTTGGAAATTTCCTGTGCAAAGCAATCAGGTAATACTATTTCCTTCAGATCTAGTGCATGAAGTTGAAATGAAAAAAAGTAATAATGTAAGAATAAGTTTGGCTTTTAATGTTTATTTTAAAGGTAAGCTTGGGGATCGTGACTCGCTTACAGAATTGATACTTAAATAAACTTAAATTAAACTAGATTTTAACAAAATACCATAATATAATGTTAAAACTATGCTACAAAAAATAGGTTTTCAACCAGGTATTAATAAACAACTTTCCGAAACAGGCGCAGAAGGTCAATGGACAGACTGCGATAATGCTAGGTTTCGTTATGGTGTTCCTGAAAAAATAGGTGGTTGGAATCAATTAGGTAATGTAAATGAAAATGAACTAACAGGAGCAGGTAGAGGGCTTCATCATTTTATTAATAGCCTGTCTAGAAAATACGCAATCGTAGGAACAAACAGGATTTTATATGCTTTTTCTGGAGGAGTATTTTATGATATACATCCGATTCAATCAACTACATCTCTTACAAGCGCATTTAGTACAACTAATGGCTCACCAACGGTAACTATAACTTATTCCAGTGCACACGGTTTAACTCCTGGAGATATACTTTTAATGAGTAGTTTTTCAACAATCACAGGGTCAAATTATAGTGCTTCTGATTTTGATGACAAAAAATTTATGGTGACTACCGCACCTACCAATACAACAATAACTATTACAATGGCTTCAAATGAAAGTGGTGCTGGTGCAACTACTTCAGGGGGAATAACAATTAAAAAATATTACACAGTAGGACCAGCTGTTCAAGCTCAAGGTTTTGGTTATGGTCTAGGTTCTTGGGGTGGAGAAGATGGTTCAGCAGTCACAACTACTTTAAATGGTGCACTTGGAGATAACGCAAATGGAACTGGAGGATCAGGGAGTTCTATTACATTAGCCAGCACTACAAACTTTCCTGATTCAGGAACAAATTTTATTTTAGTAGGAACAGAAGAGATATCTTACACAGGTGTATCTGGGAATGATTTAACAGGTATTACAAGAGCAGTTAGAGGAACAACCAGGGCAGCTCATAGCGACGGAGCAACAGTGACTAACTCTTCAGAATATGTTGCATGGGGAGAAGCAGCATCAGGGGATTTAGTTCTTGAACCGGGTATGTGGTCACTAGATAATTTTGGTGACAAAGCAATTTGTTTAATTCATGATGGTGCTGTGTTTGAATGGGATTCAAGTTTATCAAATGCAACATCAACACGTGCAACAATTATATCTGGTGCACCAACAGCGTCACGTCATATGTTAGTATCAACACCTGATAGACACTTAGTATTCTTTGGAACAGAGACAACTATTGGATCACCTGCAACACAAGATGATATGTTTATAAGATTCTCGGATCAAGAAGATATAAACACTTATATACCTACAGCAACCAATACAGCTGGTACACAAAGACTGGCCGACGGATCACAGATCATGGGAGCGATCAGAGGTCGTGATGCAATTTATGTTTGGACAGATACTGCATTATTTACACAAC